TATCCGTAGTGATAGCGTAGTTGCGTATCTCAGCGGACTTGCTTCCGGGCTGAGTGCTATTGTGAATGACCTCAACATGCAGGTCAAGACTATTTCCGAGTCAATGACTAAAAAGGATACAACCACTAATGGTTAATAAGAAGATGAAGAAGATGCCGCAGTTTGTGACGGAGGTGCTTGAGGTTAAGTGGAGCAATCTACTTAAGCCGGATACCGCCTTTGGTGAGGCATCCGCAAATCACAATATCACTGTGATCCTTGACAAGAATCTTGAGAAGCAGCTTGCTGATATGCTCAAGAAGTCTGGTGCTAAGAAGATCAATGGTATCATGGAGAAGGATGGAGTCAAGACTCTCAAGGCTAAGAGCCGAGTCTATGTTGAGCAGGGCAAGTTCCCTTGCGTTGACTCTACTGCTAAGGAGACTGATGCAGTTCCGTTTGGCGGGGACAAGGTTCGTCTGAAGCTTGCTCCTGCTGTTGTCGCCCGTGATAACAGCCTCTCTGTTTACCTCAATGGTATTCAGATCGTGGAGAAGAATGCCAACAACATGACCGGATCTACTGGCGGTGGCTTTAGTGCTGTCGATGGTGGGTTTGTTGGCGCAGCCGCAACTAAGTCTGCGCCCGAAGTCGAAGAGACTGAGGACGAAGACCTTCCATTCTAAGTGAACTGGAAGTTTAATATCAACCCGGTAGCGGCATCAAGACCACGGGTTGGTAAATGGGGTGCTTACTATACAGGAACATACAAAGAGTTCAGAGAAAAAGCTGCTGAAATTGTATGGGATACCATTGGTACAAGCTGGCAACCACTAGAGGGTGAGCTATCTGTGACAATGGAGTTATATGTAAAGCGTCCAAAGACCACTGAAAGAGAGTGGCCGAAGGCAGACATTGACAACTTTGCCAAGGCTGTTCTTGATACAATGAATGGAAAGATCTGGAAGGATGACTCTCAGATAACTTCCCTTTATGTAGCAAAGCAGTGGGCTGGTAAGGGTGAAGACGGTTACTTCACTCTTGAAGTATCGAACTAAAAGGGAAGGGGAGAAATCCCCTTTCCTTTTTTCCAAAGGAGAACAATGTACGAAAAGATTACAGTTGAGTTGATCGACAAGATGGGCAACGACAACACAGTTGTTGATGCTGCGCGTGTGTCGTTTAATAAAAAAGCTACTAATTATACTTCATCTCAGAATGAAAGATTAATTAAGTATTTGGCTGAGCATAATCACTGGAGTCCTTTCGCACATTGCACACTTCAGTTTAGAATTAAGGCTCCGATCTTTGTTGCACGGCAGTTGCAGAAGCATCAGGTTGGCTTTGCTTGGAATGAAGTCAGCCGCCGATATGTAGACTACGAGCCTACTTTCTGGTCGCCAGACAATCAATGGCGCAGTCGTGCTGAAAACAAGAAGCAAGGTTCATCTGATGATCTAGTCAGAGATAATCTTGAAGCACAAGAACATTATAACGATGCTGTTCGTTATGTGTATCAGACCTATGAGTTATTGCTTGCTTGTGGTGTTTGCCCAGAGCAAGCCAGATCTATCTTGCCGCAGTCTATGATGACTGAGTGGTATTGGACAGGCTCACTCTACGGGTTTGCCCGTGTATGTAAGTTGCGTCTTGATCCCCACGCTCAGGCTGAGTGTCGGGAAGTAGCCAAATGGATCAATGACTTTTGTGCTAATGAATTCCCGATGTCTTGGAAGGCTTTGAATGGAACGCTGGCTTGAACTTGCGAAGCATATCGCATCGACTGTCGATAGAGATAGAGCGCATATCTCTCTTATTGTTAGAAAGAATCGACTCATCTCCGTTGGTACAAACAACTGGAAGACTCATCCTAAGACTGCTGAGTATGGGTATATGTATCCCTATCTACATTCGGAACTTGATGCTTATCGGAAGATCAAGATACCGCTTGATAGACTGACTCTTCTTAACTTTAGGATAAGCAAGACAGGAAAGCTTGGTATGTCCAGACCTTGTAGGTACTGCATGCCGTGGTGTTCTGAAATCTTTGATCGCATTGTTTTTTCCAATGACAAGGGAGAGTTTGAGGTTGGATGAGAATTTAATCGAACAGCTCAATCAAGAAATAAAAGAACTAAAAGAATTATTAATGCAAGCCCGTAGAGAAATCATAGCGTATGATGCAATACATGGACGCAAGCCGATCATTGATTGCATTAAAGAACGCGGATGGGTTGAACTACTTAAGGAGACTACCAATGTCAAAAAATAAACCGTGGTTAAAAGCGCGTAAGCGTGGTGGCGATGCTGGTAAGGGGGATCGTTATCGCCCTGTTGATCGTGAACAATACGAAAAAAACTATGATGCTATTTTTAAAGCTCTAGATCGTATTAATGATAAGTTTGACAAAGCCCTAGAAAAGCTAGCCGATGATGAAAATAAAAACACTAAACGAGATTGAGGAGATGGTATATGATCTTGCAGCACTTAGCTACAAGGTTGGTCGTGTTGAGACTGATGGTACTACGACTCAAAACAAATATGATAAACTGGTTGAACAGCGTGACAATCTAAGAACTGAGATTGCTCTTGCTTTCAAATTTTATAAGCACTCTCAACCAACCGAACTAGGTTGGGGAAAAGGTAAAGACGAATGAGCGATGAGATTGTTGAGACTGATGAGTGGTTGCAAATGCATTTCCCTGTTGGCTCTGGTCCTAGCATTATTGCTGGTGGTGACTGCCACATTTCACGGGATCATTACATGACTATTGAGTTTCCTAAAGACTCAGACAATGCATTTTTTGTTATCAAGTCAACCCCAGATTATCGTGAGGGTTTGCGTGGTGTTGATGAAGGGACTGTCGTTTCTTTTAGCATCTCACGCGAACTTCTTCTAAAGATTGTTCGCACTATTAAAGTAAGTAACCACATCCAATACAATGATGATGTTTGTGAGTGGTGAGGAAATGAATGGGCTTCTACCAAAAGAAAACCGAATGTCCCCGATGCGCCTCGCATGGTGAAGACCGTAGTGGAGATAACCTCGCCGTCTACGATGACCATGTGTACTGTTTCAAATGTGGATACCACAAGAATACAAAAGGAAAAGAGATGAGCGATGTTATCACTACACCAGAAGTTAAAGACTTCAAGCCAATCACTGGCTCTTACATTGATCTTAATGATCGGGGTATTACGGAAAAGACTTGCCGACTGTATGGCTATCAGGTAGCCAAAGTTAATGGCAAGGAAGTCCATGTAGCAAACTACTATCAGAATGGAGAGCTGGTTGGTCAGCATCTCCGTGGTCCTAACAAGCAGTTTGCTTGGAAGGGAACAGCAAAGAACGCTGAACTTTATGGTCAGAATCTTTGGAAGTCTGGTGGTAAGCGACTCGTCATTACTGAAGGCGAGATCGACTGCATGACTGTGAATCAAGTTCTTGGTGGTACTTGGCCTGTAGTTTCCATTCCGAATGGAGCACAATCAGCAGCTAAGTCTATCAAGGATAACCTTGAGTTTATCAATTCTTATGCCGAAGTAGTTATCTGCTTTGACATGGATGAGCCGGGAACCAAGGCTGCTATGGAGGTTGCTGAATTGCTTCCTCCGGGCAAGTGCAAGATTGCAAAGCTTCCATACAAGGATGCCAATGAGTGTCTGGTTAATGCACACACCAAGCAATTGGTGTCCTGCATTTGGGAAGCGCAGCAATACTCACCTGATGAGATCTTGCATATCTCTAAAGTTGTCGATGCGACCGAGGCAGTAACCAATAACCGAGTGTATCCCTTCCCCTATGATGGGCTATCAGAGTTCCTGATTGGTCAGCGTAGTGGGGAGATTACTCTCTGGTGTTCTGGTACTGGTTCAGGTAAGTCCACTATCCTCCGCGAACTAATGCACCACCATCTTGTTGAGGGTCGTAGCGTTGGTTGCATCATGCTTGAGGAGTCTCCGCAGGAGACAATGGATGACATGATTAGCTTGCTGTTGAACAAGCCTGTTCGTGCTATCCGTGCTTGTCGCATGATGAATGAGTTGCGTGTGGCTATGGGCAAGAAGCCAATCAATATGGCAATACTTGATGACTTGACTGATGAAGAGTATGCTGCTGCAAAGAATCAACTTTGCCAGACTAACTTCTATATCTACGATCATCTTGGTAATAATGCCATGCAGAATCTTCTTGCTCGTATGGAGTTCATGGCTGTGTCTCTCAAGGTTGATGTCATTGTTCTTGATCACATTACCGCAGCAGCGGCTGGTCTTATGAGCATGGCTGATAAAGACATTGAGGGTGGTGGTTCAGAGCGAATCATCATCGACACTCTAATGAAAGAACTGAGAGCTTTGGCTGTGCGTACTGGTGTTCATATTGACATCGTATCTCAGCTGAAGAAGTCAGAGAAAGCATATGAGGAAGGCGACCGCATTACACTGCAAGATCTGCGTGGCTCTGGTGCTTTGGCATCAGTACCCAATACAGTCATTGCACTTGAGCGAGATCGTCAGAACACAGATGAGAAGGTTGCCAATACTACGATTGTGCGAGTATTGAAGAATCGTTTGACGGGTCGTGCAGGAATTGCATCGACTCTCTATTATGACCATACTACTGGTCGATTGAAGGAGATTGGGTTTGCACTTGCTGAGGATGGCTCAGTGGTGTTTGAACCAGAACAACAGGAGGTCTAATGAAAGTCTGTACTCTAGACATTGAAGGCAACGGATTGGGTGAGCTTGTTCTTGACGGCAAGGGTAAGCCTTATACCGAAGCAACCAAGGTTCTATGTGCTGCGACCAAGGTTACAGATGAGGAACCAAGACTGTGGCTAGAGCATGAGATGAAAGACCTAGTTCAATACCTACACCAGTTTGATGTGATCATTGGTCACAACATACTTGGCTATGACTTTCCCGTAATGCGTAGGTTGTATGGGATGGCGCGACCGAAGTGCATTGTTGACACGCTCGTAGTCAGCAAGTTGATGTATCCAGATATTAACAATCACCCCCTTGGTGATAACTCTCTGGAGACTTGGGGCAAGCATCTTAAGTTCCCCAAGATGGAGTATACTGGCGGCTGGAGCCAGTACAACGAAGAGATGGGTATTTACTGTTTGCAAGATACCAGACTTGGTGAAGCAATCTATAATGCCCAGAAAAAATTCATATCCGCTAACCGGGATGTCGTTCGCTTTGAGCATGAAGTATCCCGTGTTCTAATGGAGCAAGTTGAACATGGTTTCAATTATGACTGTGCTGCTGGAGACAAGTTGTATCAAGACCTTATGCTTGAAAAGCTTGGTATTGAAGATGAAATGCGCCAGATCTTTCCTGACCGCATCATCATTAGACATTCAGAGAAGACGGGCAAGAGACTGAAGGATAAGATTGAGACTTTCAATCCCGGTAGTCGCCAGCAGATTGCTGATCGACTCACCGAAAAGTATGGATGGAAGCCGCCGCTAACCGAAAAGGGAAACCCAAAGGTAGATGAGGCTGTATTATCTACTCTAGAATATCCCGAAGCCAAGAAGTTGACTGAGTACTTTAACAATGTCAAGCTTATGGGTATGGTTGAAGATTGGAATAACCGTGCTGCTCATAGTCGTGACAATCGTATTCATGGTGGTATCAATGCTCAGGGTGCTGCAACAGGTCGTTGCACACACAGCCAACCTAACATTGCTCAGGTAAGTGGAGATCACCGCGCCAGAGAATTGTGGGTTGCTGACTCTGGTGATGTTTTAGTTGGTGCAGACTTGTCAGGTCTTGAGCTGCGTATGCTTGCCCACTTCATGGCTAAGTATGACAACGGTGAGTATGCCAAGGTGCTGCTGACCGGAGACATTCACACACACAATCAACATGCTGCTGGTTTGTCCAGCCGTTCGCTTGCCAAGTCTTTTATCTATGCTTACCTTTATGGTGCTGGAGATAAGAAGATTGCTATGGTATGCGACTGCTCTGTTGATGCTGCTCGTAAGTTGCGTGAGCGTTTCCAAAAGGAAATCCCCGCACTTGCTAAAGTACAGGAAGCAGTTCGCTTCCAGTGCCTAAAGACCGGAAAGGTTCAGTTACCGGATGGCAGGATGGTTCCCGTCCGCAGCGAACACGCTGCCCTTAACACACTCTTACAGGGCGCAGGAGCCATCGTATCGAAGTACTGGATGGTGGAGGCTAGCAAGGCAGCGATGCGTCTAGGCGCACACCAGCTGGCTTATATCCATGACGAATTACAATACTCTTGTAATCAGAAGGTGGCTGATGAGTTTGGTAAGGCTGTTACTTCCGCTGCTACGACAGCGGGACAGCAGCTTAATCTTAATATTCGTATTGATGCCGAGTATCGTATCGGCAATAATTGGGCTGAAACCCATTAAGGAGAAGTATGAGTTCACTAACTATCTACATTGCTGGTCCGATGCGGGGCTACCCGAACCATAACTTTGATGCTTTTTATAAAGCTGAGAAGAAGTGGGTAAAGAACCCAATGATTGAAAAGATTTATAACCCTGCTCGTATGGATGAGGATGAGGGATTTGATCCATCAACCGCAGAGGATTCCAAGGAACACCTCCGTTCGTGCATGAAGAGGGATCTGAATGCAATTCTAAACTGCAACGCTATGGTAATGCTACATGGATGGGAGCATTCTGAAGGAGCTAGAGTTGAGCATTCACTCGCAACATATTTAGGGATGCCAATTTTCTATGAGAGTTAATGCTAAGATTTGTTTCTATAAATTCAAGCCGCTACAAGGCTGGCGTTATTCCTTTATCCGTGTACTTACTAATGCTAAGCATACTCATGCTCATCTTGAGTTTGATGTAGAACCACCAATAGCAATTATTGTTGTTGATGGTAAAGCAGCGGAAGTATTACGAGTATCTTCATTAAATAAACTTGGTGTAGAAAAATATTATGAAAGAAATATAGGAGAACTAGAATTATCTTCTATTGATTTTCAGTTCTTTCAGACTTATAAAAAACCAAGCGCAATTAAAATGATATTCTACTATACTATTGGTCGTTTCTTTGGTATGAAAAAACCAGTTAGTTGTGTAACTTTTATCTGCGATTATCTAAAGTTTAAGGGATGGGACATTCCCGATCTCTTTAGTCCAAAAGAATTATGGGAGAGTCTACATGCTAGTGATAATGCTAGGTGGTCAGGCCCGTGTGGGCAAAACAACACTAGCCAAATGGCTAAGTGAGTATGCGTATAACCAAGGATATACTCCTGTAATCCTTCCCTTTGCTGGTCTGCTTAAGGCTGAGGCTGAAGCCAAGGGTTACTCAAAGGAAAAGAATCCCGAAGAGTACCGTGCTTTTTGCCAGACACTTGGCTCAAATATGAGACAGGAAGATGCAGATTTCTGGGTAAAGAAGTTCAAGACAAAGGTTAAATCTTTATATGAGCAGGAACAGAAAGCTCTTAAAGATGAACCAGATACTTGGCATGAAAAGGTAATCATTGTTGATGACTGTCGATACATGAATGAACTGGCTGCGGCTAGGGATCTTAGAGCATTGACTGTCTTTATTACTCCCGGTTCAAGAGAACTAATTGAGCATGATGCTGAGTGGCGCAAGCATGAATCAGAAGCTCTTGCTATTCAGATCGACTCAGGAAATAAGGACTATCAAAATATTTTTCACTATACTATTAAGAATGATAAGTCTCTTAAAGACTTTAAGAATAAGTGTGAAGATAAGTTTGAAGAGTGGTTCACAATCACAGCCGAAGCTTTGCTTGATCGACTATGTGATTGCGAACTATGTCTTTCATCCAGAGAAGATCGTGATCCAAATGGAGAGAAAGTTATTCAAGACATCATTGATTTAATTCTGGAGGATAAAGATGACGAAGATAAGCGAAGAAAAAAGACCTGATACAGCTATCCTAGATGGCGATATCTTGTGCTATCGTGCTGCGTTCTGGGCTGATCAGGAAGGAATTGACGAGCTTCCTGTACGGATTGACCATGATATCAGAGCATGGACACCTATGGGTGTTAAGAAAGTGTTCATTGCTATGTCCTGCCCACGGGCTAAGAATTACCGAAGAGACTTCTGGGAATCCTATAAGGCTCATCGGGATGCCCGTAAGCAGACTCCAGATTGTATGGAGTATGCTATTGAGTTGATCCATGAAAATGAAATCATTGAGGTGGATCGACTTGAGGCTGATGATCTCATGGGTATGGGGGCTTCTTCTGGTAAGTCTATTGCCGTAACAATCGACAAAGACCTCCGCTCTGTACCCGGTTGGCATTGGAATCCTGACAAGGAACAGACACCAGTAATGGTAGATGAATACACGGCTGACCTGAATTTCCACAAGCAGTGGATTACAGGAGATACGACCGATAATATACCCGGTATTTGGAAGTGGGGTCCAGCTAAGGCTGAGAAGTGGCTTAAGTATATCCACCCCCGGAACTGGTCTGCTGCCGTACTTGCAGCCTACGACCAAGCCAAAGATGCTGACGGAAATAAGTACAATT